CTATAAGTTGCTGTTTCCTAGCTTCTAATGCCTCAAAACCCATTGAACCAGCCTGAGCCTGATCCTGAACCTTAGAAACAGTATCCAAGTAGTCATCAACGGCTGCTTGTACTTTCTTCTCGCGCTTTTTATAAAATTCCTGCATCCTTACCTGAGACTCTGGGACATTAGTAATAACTTTTTGCTGAGACATCAACGATGCCAGCCCAGTAATCTCAGCAGGAGTCAATGGAACATCTAAACGACCTGCTTTTTTGCGTAAAGACTCAACCAATGGCACATTCATCTGTGCAATGTCTTTAGCTGTCCTACGCTCCACAAAACCCTTGCGAATTGCAGGAGCAGTCTCACCAAGGAAAGACATACCACCAGATATAGCGACCTCAGCAGGGTTAACTTCCTGACCACCAATCAATCCACCTAGCTTCTGCCGCAAGAAATTAGCAGCAGCAGCAGTGCCACCAGTTAAAGTAGCCGCAGTTCCGACACCTAACGGGCCAGCTAATGTCATTGGAGCAGTAGCAACACCAGCAAGAATGTCAGGAACCATCTCTGCAACGTCAGGGGCATAGTAAGCCGCTGTAGGCAATGCACCTACAACCTCTTTATAGAACTTACCGTCTTCAGCCTGATACGCTATATCGCCATCGATGATCTGATAACGGCTCTCTGGGATACCTCGCTGTTTAGCAAAGTAACGAACAGCAGCCATCTTATCTGTCGGGACACCCGCCATAAACGTAGTGCCAGCACTAGCAGCCCTGCGAGGATCAGCAATAGGTGTTGGCCCTAGTTCTGGAAATTGACCAGTTCCTACTTGCTGACCGGATGTAGCTCTTTGACCACTAATAAAAGCAGATGCGTAATCAAAGTCATCAGTAGCCTCTGGTGGCTTCTGTGGCTTATTAGTAGACAACTGACCAGCATAATCAAATTCAGCCATGATTCACCTTAAAATGACACGCCAAATTCAGCAGCCAACTGACGGTTAATTGTGTTTAAGTCTGCTGGTTTCTTAGGATCAAGATTGTATTGTTTAGCAATCTCAGCACCCCTAGAGTTAATTATATTTGGCATCTTATCCAAAGGAGTAGTTTCCCAATTCAAACCTTTTTTCAATGCGTAATTCTTACGAGCAAGCGCATATTTAGTCTGAGCAACTGCGTTATTTAATTTTGCCTCAAACTCTGTTGGGCTATCACCACTCCATATATCAGTGCCAGCGTTAGGCAATGTAGAAATGATCCGATCTGCTTCTTGAACACCCATAGCAGCACCAGTAATATCTTTAATGGTTTGGTTAAGATTCTGCAAAGCATTTTGACGATACTGAGAATACTGCGTAAGTTGAGTCTTTTCTGCCGGAGATAATGTCCCAACCTTATCTTTGAGAGTATTCCATGCTTGTTTGCTTCTAAAGCCAATGTTCTGATATTCTGGTTTGTAAGAAAACTGAATATTATTCAGACGAGTAACAGCGTCAGCAGTAGTAATTACACTCTTTTCAACGTCACCAGCAGTTGTTTTGCTAAGTTGACCTGTGTAAACAGATACATCAGTTTTTCCTGCTCTGCGCTCTGCAATTCTTTGAGCCGCTAATTTAGGATCAAGTTCTTTACGAATAGCAGCATCATCGGCTAATATTTTTTCAGATTCAGTAACAATTTGATCCCTAGTCATTGTTGGCGCTCTAGCAATAAGCGCATCAACACTAGGCTTCAGTGTTGGGTAAATACCAGTAAACTGAGTAGGCAAAACCTTAATCAAGTCTGCTTTATTAGAAACTGATCCAACATCAGTAACTACAGATATGTCACCCTTAGGTGTTACTTGATATGCTTTATTTGGATCAAGGTTATTATTTGTAATTTCTTGTGGTGTTAATAGTCTAGTTTTACCTTCTGTTCCAGCAACCAGTGAAGGAATACCAGCCTTAACTGTCCATTTTCCACGACTAGGATCTAAACCCATAGCTATTGCTTGCTCATCAGTTAGGATTTTCCCACCACTGAAGTCACCAATAATTCCACGCTTACTAGATACTAATTTGTCATCTCTAAAGAACAGTTGCTCTTTAGGATCAAGTCTTTCAGCCTCATTTTGCAGGAATGTAGCTGTATCTTTATCACCCAAAGATATTGCAAGAGCAGCCTTTTTACGCAAGTCATTAGCTTGAGCAACATTAGCCTGATTAACCATCGGCATTACTTGCGACTGAACCTGTCTAGCCTCAGTTGGCATTGGAGCCTGAGGAGCAGCTTGCTGAGGCATTGCGGCCTCTGCTGGCATTTGTGCTGGTTGAGCCTCAGTACCAAAGCCATACATCTTTGCCCGTTCCATAGCGAGCATTTGCTTAGTAGCTTCTTCAGGATTGATAGCAAACAACTGAGCCAATTGAGGATTCTGTTTGGCAGCTTGCTGAATAGCCTTCAATCTATTAGCCGTTTGAGCCTGTGTCAGTGCTGCGCTTTGCAATTGCTGTTGCTGGACTACGTTCTGCAATCCCTGTTGATAAGCACCACCAGCAGCACCAAAGCCACCAGCCAATGCACCCAAGATATTCTCAGCAGCAGAGCGACGAGGGCCGATCTTGCTCATACCCTGAGCTAGTGCAAGACCTGCACCTAGCAATCCTTGGATATTCGCTGTATTTTGAGTCTGCTTCATCTGCTCAGGCGTAATAAGGCCAGTGCCGAGCAATCCCTCGTAAGTCGTGGGAGCAGCAGAACCAAATACGTTAGGAATGTAATCTGTAATTGCCATATATCACCTAGATCAGTGAAACTTTAGGTATACCTACTTGGTATTGTGGTGCAGCCACTTGGCTTGGGCTACCACGCATTAGACCGGGAGACTGAAGTTGTGGCTGTTGTTGCTGCAATAATCCTTGACCTGTCTGCGCTGCCATCTGAGTCAATACTGGGTTTTGTTGAGCATACTGGCCTAATTGACCAACCTTATCCATAAATGTAGGCTCATACAAAGATGATGCTTCTACACCCGGCATTCCTAGCGACAATGGTCTCTGAACTGCTGGAGTGATAGCTGTATTTACAGCCGTAGGCGAACTAAAAATAGTGCCAGGAACAGCAGCAGAAGTATAGCCAGCAGCCTGACCAGCACCCATTGCAGCATTAACACCAGCAGGGTTCATAAATGCAGTATTCGCAGCAGTAGAAGCACCAGCACCAGTCAATGCACCACCAGTTCCAGCAACCTGTGTTGCCCCTGCGCCCAATGTAGGCATGAATGCGCCGCCAGCATAACCACCAGCAGCACCAAGTAAAGCGCCTTTAAGCGGATCTTTCTTATTCATCATAGCGCCAGCAGAAGCGCCAATAACGGCCATAGTTACTGGATCACCCATTATTTACCCCCTTGTGGAGTAGCTGTAGTCTTAGTCTCTAGTGGAGCGCCATAGAAGACATTAGCAGCCTGTTGCAGACGTTGCATAGGTATATCCTGAGCAGCCAATTGTCCCTGAATTGCTTGCTGTTGATAACCCTCTTGAGCCTGACCTGCTTGCAATAGACGCTGAATATCTGCATAGTCAGCTTGAGCCATTTGCGGAGCAGCCTGAGCAGCTTGCATCTGACGGGCACGTTCAGCCTCAGCCGATTGATAAGCTAATTGACCACCTTGTTCAGCCAAGGATCGAGCAAATACGTCTTGAGCGCGAGCCTCTTGCTCTCCTAGAGCAGATGATCCATAGCGACCCATTGAGGAAGCTCGAGACTGGAGACCCTGTACGCCCTCTGTGAACTGCTCTCGAGCCAGACGGTTAGACTGCTCCAAAGCACCCGCTAGGAATGGATTAACGCCTCGCCCTTGAATCGTAGCCAGTTGCTCTGCCTGAGCCGCACCAACCAGTGGAGAGCCAGCCTGAGCCCGTTGAGCCGCTTGTTGGATAGCTGCCTGAGAGAATGCAGACTGTTCTGGGGCTAAGGTAGCAGGGGCCTGTGGCATTCCCTGATACAGCCGTTGAGCCTCGCCTAAACTGTACGTTATGTACGGCTTAAACTCTGGTGCTATTTCTGTTTTGGTCTCTTGTTGACCGCCGCCACCACCCATATCACACCTCGCATATCCATTTACGAGGACGGAATCCATAAGCCTTAGCCCTACGATTCCACCCCGGCCTATGACTAGCAAATGTTAAGTATTTGACATTAGCATCTCTAGCCATATTTTTTATAAATTGTAAACCTTTTTGCACTACTTGATAATCATTTTCTAACGTCCATGCAGCCCAAACGTGCAATTCTTCGCCCATTGGTTGCAGGATAAAGAAGCCATAAAAATGGTTATTCTCTAGTACCACCCACAGCATCGCCTTTTGGTTCCAGCAATCTGTGTACACATCTTCGGGTATCCAGTTCTCAGGGCTTCTGCCCTTAATCTTGTCTAAACCAGCCCGAACACTAGGCCACCATTTGCGGAGATCATCCACAGGGATATGTTTAAATTCTGTCATCCGACAATTATATAGCCATAGGTTTTATCTGCTGTATTGTTAGACCAATGCGTAAGAGTCGCACTGCCCTGCTGCTGAGATGAAACGTAGACATTCGTTGTCGCACTAGGCGCTATGTATTGCATGGTTGCAATAGCACTAGGAATAGCTGGTCTAGTCGGACTAGTGCTAGTTCCATAATGCTCCATAGATACACCTACATCTGATACTCGCCACATAATCTGTACATAGTCATTTGCGCTCATTTCCAAAAAGTAATTCATGGCAGCAATCAGGTGTGATGGATCACCTGAACTTTTCCTAGCTGGCAATGAAAATCTACTGTTAGAAGTAGCAACATCAGATCCATTCTTGCGGAACCAGATGTCTACATCTTGACTATCATTTGTTGTATTTTTAAATTGAATCGAAAATTGAATATTGTAAACGCCGTAGTTTCTGACATTCAGCCTAGAACTATTGGATAGATATATTGCGTTACTGTAATCTGTTGTATTAAACGTAACAGCATAGGCTGTTGTGGTGTTAGCAGCAGTCTGGTCTGTAGAGTCTTGAAAAGCCCCATAGGGAGATGAATCAGCTTCAGCAGCCGCAGATACAGGAACCAAGAAAATCAGGCTGTCGTAGCCTATACGCTCGTCGTAGAGGGTAGTTGTAGTGACATTGCCTGTTGCTAAGGTAATCAGACCAGTATTATTGGTCTTTCCGTCCATAATCCCACGAACAACCTCAGAAACAGCTCGCTGATCCCCTCCAAATGGCGGTAGTGTACGAAACTGAGTCATCGATTACCCTGTTTAACAACGTCAAACTCCAAGCCAACCGCAGTTTCCCAGTTAGAACCACTAGGAGTCAGTCTCAGACGATGATATTCGCCATTAGACCGCAAACTCACACGGTTTTCTGCGTCAGCGGCTACATCTGAGCCAAATTCCACCTGTTCAGCAAGATTATCTCGGCTTGAAATAGCGATAGAAGCACTACCTTTGTCCACAATCGGCTTTGCCAGCATCACAGTAGACCGACCTACATCAATATCACCCGTTGTAATGATGGCAGTCTTAGGCTGACCAGAGAAAGCAATGATCTTTTGACCACTAACACCAGCAAATAACAGCTGTCCACCAGCAAAAACACGGGAATCCAGAGGAATATCAAGCGCATCAATGCTTGTGTTGTAGTTATCTACCTGCTCTAAAGTCGCTGAAGGTGTTAATACATAAGCAATTGACGTTGCCGTAGTCTCACCATAAGACCATTTGTTCAAATCAATAGAGAACATCAGCAGATTCTTGCCGCCAAACGTATTATTAAACTTCCATATTACTAATTTATTAATTGGATCAACCGTAGCACTCATTCCCGTAGGAATCTCGCTGGGAATAGCATTACTGAAGAACCAACGGTTTACTTTCTCAGTGCCGATATTCTTAGTTGATTGACCATCGCAGACATAGAATCCATCGTCTGCAAGGAAATAAGTCAGGTTGCCATACTGAGCAATAGATCCGTTAGAAATACAGCCTAAAGACCGGCTAATAGCGTCAAACTGGAAGAAGAAAGGAGAGCCAGCATAGCTCATCCGGTAAATAGCACGTTCTAGGAATACCAGACCATACTCACCACCTGCCAAACCAGTAATATCGCCACCGTCAGGAAGAATCTGGCTGTCAGCCTGAGAAGCAGCAGCAGGAGTCCAGTCTGTCTCATCATTCAAGTCTGACCAGTAAACCTTGCTTGTATCCGTACCATCGTTAGCCGCCACCACAAAGTCACGGACAACAGTAACGAACTTAGCAATAGGAGCAGATGCAGACAAATCACCAAAGTTAGTTGATGAATTTAGCGTCCATGCTTGCAGCTTATCCTGACCGTTAGCCAGAATCATCTTAGGGCCAAACTGCGTTACATCCCACCCTTCTACCGCCGTGTAACCCGTAGTTGTAGCCGCATCCAAGCTAGCGTCATTACTGTCAAACTTATATATTTGAGTTGCACTAGCCGCAAATAGTGAACTAACTCCACCAAACTTACCAGCAAATGTAATCAACAGATTAGCACCAGCAGCATCAGAATAGTCAGCCTCACTCTTAATCGGAGCATAACCGTTAGCAACTGGATAACAATTCTTTGCGTCTGTTATCGCACCCATGACACCGGGTTGATCTGGCAACCACTCACCGAATATGATCTTTTGCATTACTGCCTCATCCAAGTATTCGACCCGCTAGTTTGCGTAGTCCATGTGTTCGGCACTTCAGAAACAGGAGTCCATTCACCAGATCCAGCTACTACCGCAGTCCATGTATTCTCACCCGTAGTAACACCAGTCCAATTAGTTGCCTCAGGAGTTAAATCTGACCACTTCTCACCAATAATCTGACCTGTAGCAGCACATACCGTTACGGCTGTAATAGAACCGTTTCCAGCCCATATCGCATTAGGATAGGCCGATACATCAGCAATTCCAATAATCGCCCCAGAAGCGCTATAAACAACACCACCAAGAGCTGTTACTGTAGCTAATCCGTTAATGTTTCCTGAACTAAATACAATCTTACTGGCATTAGCCTCAACCTGAGCATTGCCTGTAAATGCACCTACTCCAAACTGTATTCTAGTCCCATCTACTAGGACTGTTGCTGTTCCTGTAACACTGCCTGAGAAAAACTGTATACGTGTCGGAAATGCGGAAACACTAGCCTCTGCCGTTACGGATGCGCTTCCAAACTCCAGAATTGCATCGCCTTCAGCATAACCATAATCCCAATAATCATAGATAACGTATTGAAGACTCATTCGTTAATAGGCTTTGGGTACTTTGTTTTTACTGCATCAATGGCTGCTTTCCATGCGTCATAGCCACCGTGATACAGCAAGTCAAACTGGTCAGCAAACGATGGATACTCAGCAGCGCGTTTTTGAGCGTAAGTTCGTAAATCTTCTGGGTTAGGTAAATTTGTAAACACATACCCATCATAACTTGCACCCATTGCTACAAATGTAGGGGCTTCAATAAGAGTTACGCCATTAAAACAATCTAAACTTGGGACTTCCCATAGATCAACAACTATACCGTTTTCAATTCTAGCTGCTCGCATTATGAAAACTCCCATATTTCAATATAGCCAGAACCACCCGCACCACCTGCGCCGCCATTTCCACCTGCGCCCCCACCACCACCGCCGCCAAATACGCCAGCGCCACCTGTTGGGCTATTAAATCCAGCACCTCTACCACCGCCGCCCCATGCACCACTTCCACCAACACCACCTGTACCGTTTGCTTGAGCTGCGTCACCTTCTGTGCCGCCATTACCACTACCGCCACGTATATTTACATCGCCGCCTGTTGGTGCAGTTCCTATACCAGCATTACCACCATAACCGGCTGCGCCAGTCCCACCAGGATTACCACCACCATTAGCAATACCAGCAATAGTTGTTGCTCCACCAGACCCACCAGATCCATTAACAGAACCACCAGCACCACCTGCACCTACTGTATAAGCGTAAGAGGATGCTGCTGATGCAATATATATCTCTGCATAGCCACCAGAACTTCCTCCACCGCCAGCAAAAACTCCGGAAGAACCGCCACCGCCACCGCCACCGCCAGCAATAGTTTTGATTAAAACCGAGACTGTATCGCTTGGCTTAGTCCAAGTTCCACTGCCTGCTGTTGTATATCGAGTAATTCTTAAAAGTGATTTACCACCACTAATCGCTATGTTTCCTGACCCAAGTATTGACGTACTGTTTATTGTTTTTATGTTTGTACCAGAGACTAAAGTCTCTTGAGCGCTTAAATTTGTCCTAGCATTAGCTGCTGTTGTTGCACCTGTACCGCCGTTAGCAACCGCGACCGTTCCAGTAACATTGCTAGCTGTTCCAGTTGTGTTTTGATTTAACGTTGGAACGTCTGCTGCTTGAATTGTAGACATGACAACATTAGTGCCATTTCCACGCAAATAAGATCCAGAAGTAACTGATCCAGAAAGAGCATTAATTGCTGCTTGAGCAGTTGATGCTCCTGTGCCACCATCTACAATTGCTAAATCAGTAATACCAGTAATTGTGCCGCCGTTAATAGTAGCTGAGGTAATTGTCAACGATGCAACAGTATTTCCAGACTGGATTTTATCTGTATTCAGATTGACAAAGTTAGCATCTACCTCATTATGAGTTAATGCACTACCTTTGCCAGCCCTTGTGACGATAGTGGACATTTACATTCCTTATGCCAAGGTCACAGACAGTGAACCAACTGCAATCTTAAAGATATCACCCGTAGAAATTGTCTTAGATACATCCAATGGGGTGTGATACAACAGATTACCGCCTGTAGTATTGTCCAATAAACCAATATGGCTTACGGTTCCCCATGTTCCTGTGGCTTGCGGGAACTCAACCGCAGAACTATTGGTACTAGCGCCATTGCTGGGCGCACCAAAAGTAACAGAAGTACGAGCATAAGAACCACCAGAAACTTCTGTACCAGTATTAGCATCAGTGGGATCAGATGTGTAAAGTCCAACATAGACCGTTGTAGGGCTTGTATAGCTCGTATTTCTCAAAGTAGCGTTAATGAGCGCATTTTCGAGATAGTTACTCATTTCTGCCATGATTTACCTCACGTTATAAGACATCGACATAGGTTGACCGCTGTACTCACTAGACTGGTCAGAATTAGAAATAGACGTTACAGCCCGGTCATACAGGGAAGCCCATACCTGCAATCTTGCATCGTTCATTAGATACGGTTCAGCCTCGCCTAAAGCCGCATACAGCAAGGCATCAGGGCAGTTAGCTAAGAATACATTGCTAGCATTGCTATCACTTAGCAGCGGAGGCTTTGCGTAGTACAGCATCTGAGCCGTGTACGCAGTGTCAGGAATAGGGGCAAATTGAAGCTCTGAGGCCAGTACAGTGTAGGTTCTAGGGATGCCAGACTCAGTAGCTCTGGTGCTAGCATAGAACGTATTAGGAGCCTCGTAAGACAAGGAGCTAATGGGATTCGTGTTCAGGTGAATATCCCGCATCTCCAAGAAGTCTGTAGGCAGTCCCACCGTAGAATCGCCACTAGTCGTAGAAGCCGTAGCCACCACCAACATCTGACGGATTCGCAGGTCTCGACGCAAACGCTCCTCAGCCAACCGGATAAAGTCTGGGATTACTGAAGTCAGATCACTACGAGCTAGGTAGTTCGCTATCGTAGTCTTTAGGTCACTGTAGCTCGTAAATGCCATGTCTATTTCCCGTTATTGTGCGCCTCTATAGCGCCTTCCTCTACATCTTCCCATCGATACTCGTAAGTACCAATGTGACCAATATGCTTTGAGAGACTGTGATCTACATGAGTCTGGAACCCGGCATCCAAGGCTTTGATGCAGAAATGCACATCCTCGCCAATGATTCCCTTAGATCCCCAACCCACATCAAACCAAGGCTTAGGAACCTTCTCAAAGACTTCCTTACGAATCATCACCACACCAAAACCAACCGCTGTGACAGGCTCTATTCCTTCCTTGCCCATCGAATCCACCTTATGCCAAGCGTGACGGATAATCTTGCCCTCGTCATCCTTCTCTAGCTCAAGATTCAACGCAGTCGGTAGTGTCGGCTTACGTCTTGTTACAGCATTAACTCCAACAATCGGAACCTCACGGCTTAACAAAATGTCAATCGTGTCAGCCGGGAACCTCATGTCTGAGTCAATAAACAGAACCGCATCACATCCCTCTTTGAGAGCAGCATCTACTAGCTTCTCTCTCTGATCGAATATCAGCGTTCCTGCCATCGTATAGAGCTTTAGCCCATTGCCATCTTTGGAGCACCTGTGCTTAGAATCCCTGCCAACCATCTTGGCAAAGTCAAAAGCAAATGCAGTGTGAACCTCGTCCCTAGCTGGTACGCAAACTCCTACGTTCATTAGTTCCCCTTAGAGATAGTGCCACGATAAGTTTTCCAAACTGCATTATCTGGATTATTAAGCCAACTAGCAAATGCTGCGTCATCCACAATGCTAAAGCCCTTCATGATGCCCATCTTGTTCAAGTCATCAATGACCGTGAACGGGATTCTGGCTACATGGTGTAGGTCTTTAAGATGCCCAGTCCTCTGCTTGTCAAACTCTAATTGAGCCTTGTTAGCCTCAATGATCTCCGATACATCCTGTTTAGTTTCAATGACGATACCGCCATCACCGTCTGCGTGTACTGCTGTATCTCTAAAGTTCATAAATCCTCAATATGTGACCAAGTTCTACCAGTTCTAACCCCTCGGATGCAGTTAGCAGAAACCCCTAATTGCCTTCCAAGTGCTGCATGGTTTAGCGTGCTTGATCTAATAAATCTTACCTTTTCGGCATCTAGCAGCGATTTTCCGTTGCCTTCACCTAAAGGAGCTACCGTTCTCTTGCGACCCTTTCGGATCATATCCTGCGTATTCTCTTTGGGCGTTCCAATAGACAAATGATTAGGATTTACGCAACTAGGATTATCGCACTTGTGCATAACAAACATACCTTCAGGAATGTCTTTTTTATTATGCAATCGCCAGCTAACCCTATGCGCTCCCTCGTTACCATCTTTCTTAGCGCCTAAAGATATTCTTCCGTAACCATTGGAAAGAAGTTGCCCAGTCCAATGCCAACATTCATCTTCCGATTTCTTGTTAACGAACCGCCAAAATCTTTCTTCAAGCGTACTCTGATCTTTCTTCTTAGCATGGGGACTGCAGTACTTTTTTACTCTAACGTAATGTTTCTGGCAGTACCCCATTGCAACTACTTTATCTAAACAAGTTTCTACGACGCATTTCATAAATACTCCCACGAGTTAGCATGGGAGTATTATATAATAAAATCCGTTACAGAGCCATGTTTAGATCGAAGACTCCGCCATGAGCAGCTTCGTTCTTAACCTCAAGTGTGCACTCGACCAAGATTTGAGTCTTGTCAGCATCGCCAGCCTTAGCCAGTTCGTTCGTCCGGAACGGACGCAGGTAAGCGATAGCTGCGTACTCAGGATCAAGGATCAGAGCCTCACGGGTACGCATGAAGCGGTTAGGAACCACCGACATATTGCCGAAGTCACTGACGTAGATGTCAGCAGCGCCGATAATTGTCGAAGGAGCAGCACCAGTCACGTTGAAACGAGTCTCAGCGATACCAGTAAACGAGCTAACCTTCTGCTTACCAGTTGCGCCAACCATCAGAACCTTAGGCGAACCACCGGAAACGAACACTTCCGCCACAACTTCTTTCAGCAGGGCTTCAGTGAAAGTACGAGTATTGCCATCGGTACGGGTAGACACACCGATAGTCGTAGGATCGCCACCGTTGGTCTGAGCAGACGAGTTGGTTTTGATCCATGACAGCAGCGAGCCCATCTTACGAGCGTTAGAACCGTCACCAGCAGAGCGACCCTGATTCGACAGCAGGATGGTTTCCAGATCGCGCTTAATTTCTTGAGAACCCTTAGCAAGTTGGTAAGCTTTTTCAGATTTTCTGCCTGCCTTATTCACTGTGTCCAGAGTGCCGGAAACCTTGATGGTCTTTTGCAGGATTTGGGTGTAGTTGCCAAGACGAACGGTTGGGGACAGGGTAGCGTCCGAAGCGTCAGCACCTTCAACAGCAGCGTTAGCAGTAGTAGCGGCTGCAAGGGTGTCGGTCTGCCATTCGTGGTAAACAGCCGTAGCTTTCGTCTTGCCAATCGAGGACATGAAAGGCGTCTCGGTTGGGGAGATGTCATAGATTACATCGGTGAGGTCTTCGCGCTGACCAATAGCGGTATGTGCGGTATATGTTGCCATGATATAAATTCCTTATAAGAATCGTTCAAATACACTTGCTGCATCTGCCACCCGACCGGATGACTTCGCTCGCGCTTTAAGTTTTCTCAGTTCCTCGCTATTACTTTCTCGCGGTTTAGAAGCGCCTGGCTTAATCGCCTTGGGAGCCTCTTGAACACGC